CATTTCCCATTCTCTCTTCCCTGGCCTTTATAACATCTGGGTGGTTTTCTATGGCTTTATTCACAGCGTTAACTGGATCGTCAAAGAAGTTATCCTCCTGTGCTACAGGTTCTTCTGGTGGAGTAGCTTCATTAGCTTTATTTTGTGCCTCAAGTAAAGTTTTGATTAACTGGTCTTTTTCTCTTACCGCAGCTCTATGCTGCCCCAGTTCATCACTTTGCTTATTCATTAAATTTTCAGCTTCTTGCTGCATTTTAATAACCTCTTCCATCGATTTACCCGCATACTTTGCAGAAATGTTGGGTTCAGATTGTTGAGTTTCCTCCGTCTGCTCCTCTTGTGTAACTTGTTCTTCCTGTGTTTCTGTTATTGGTTCGTCTTGCAAGGGTGCTTCTTCTACTACTATACTGTTACTCATTGTGTTCTCCGCCCTCTTCAGGGTTGTGAAGTTTGATTATGTTGGCTTTCCGTCTTGGAGTTCTTCCAACGCTAGGTGTGTTGCATTTTCTAAACTTATGATAAAGTTTATTACACGCAACTGACCTTTGATTTCCCAAAGGTCTTTTTCAGATTTAATATTATCTAAATTGACAATATTTTTCTCTAAATTCTTTAAATCTTCCAATAAATCTAACCATCCGTCTGTTTCTGTCATCCCTAATCTATCTTCTAGGAATCTCACATCAGTTTTTGCCATTATTGAACCGTATTATTAATTTGTCTTTTGCTTCCTGCTTCCCTAGCCTTGGCCAGGTTTAATATTGTTTCAGATTTAAGATGTTCAACCTCTGGAATGTTTCTGGCAGTTTCAGAACGCATATTTTCAATATCTGCTATGCCCTTCTCAATTGCTACTGAATCTTTCTGAAGTTTAAGTATCTTTTCTTGTATATCAATCTCATTTGGCTGTCCATTCATAGCTTCTGACTGCCATTTAATTGCTTTAGCCTCTTCTTCTTTGGCTTCAGCAAGAGTTTTCTGTACATTTGCTTGGAGTTGTTGCATCTCAAGCTGCATACCCATCTGTTGCATTTCTTCTTCTTGTGGATTAGGCTCTTCACCTTGCATTAGGGCATTAACAATCTGATCTCTATTATGAATAGAAGAGTTTTGGAATAATGCTAGTAAGATTACATCAAAAGCAGGTGAGTCTTGAGGTATGGTTTGTAGCATCTGCACCATCTGTGTCATTTCTAACTCTTTTGCCATAATTCCCATAGTCGAATAAGGCACAAACTTGTAATCACTCACAGGATAGCGTTCAACATCGAACTGTATCTTCCTCCACATAGCCTTATTAATTAAAGGAATAAGGAAAGTGTTCTGAAAATTCATTAAAGTACGCTTTTGTCGTTTAATTGCTGCACTTTGCATCATAGACATACCACTAGCAGTATCACCACCAGTATTACCTGTATCAGCAGAGCCAGTTCCCATCTGAATCATGTTTTGGAGAGATGCGACCTGGTTGAATGTAGAGGGATCTGTTTGACCCATGTCTAAGGGCATGATTGCCTCTCGTGGATTGCCATTCGTCAAGACAGTTTTACCAGCTCGCACCTCGAACTTTACTCCTCTTGGCAATCTCGTGGCATCTGCTGCCATCATAGGTGTAGTTGTTAAAGCCAGAGAATCAATTCTTGCTCTCATTTCAGCATCTAGAGCTTTTTGTGGATTATATCCCTTTTCTGCCACACCCCTACCCCAGAATTTATTGGGTACGATGTCGTGTTGGTAGGAAATAAAGGGTCTATCAACCATCATAAAGGCATTTTCTTCAACTCTAAGGATATGTTGATCGTTACACATTGTAACAACAGCCTCTACTAATTCATCTTTGTCTTTTTTGCTATATTCAAAGTCATCTTTGTCAGCATTTGGTTTAAGAAAGCGTTTAGGAACTTTTCCCCAGTATTCACAAATCTTTACAGAGTCAGATTCGTCTGCTTGTTTGATTTCTGGATCATATCCAAATTTAACTGTGTCATAATCACCATCAAGAGGTACATCTCTGTAAATTCCAGAGCGAATACCCTCAACTACATGGTATCTAGGCTTGATTACTTCGTGAGCAACCCCCAGAGCATCATTAATTGAGTTCGCAGATGGATCAATTAAGAATTCCTTGGGGGAAATCGGTTCAACATGAACATCTATAGATGGATATTCAACTACTGTGCGAGTAGTAGCCATTGTTCCATCAATTGGTTGCTCTGATGGTGCTCTTTCAATGGTTTGTTTGACTACAATCTTGCCAATACCTGTTCCATAGATAGCACCATTAAGAAATACTTCACAAATAGAGTCTTTTACGCCAGTTTTTTCTAAATCTTCTTGTAAGAGGTTGCGTACATACTCTGCATCAGACGGATCCTGGTCAAGCATATCATCTTGGATATCGAACCATTTTCCTCGTCCAAAAGTTGCTTCTTCTAGTTCAGCTACAGAGGACTCTATAGCTTGTTGTAGGGCAGGGGATATCAGTCTAGACCTTTCAGTTTGTCTGGTTTTATCTTCAGCAGACCAAATACCTCTCCACAGACGATAATATTCATCCCACATGGGAATATAATTAATATTCCTATGGGTTCTCCAGCCTTCCAGGCGATAATTTAACCAACTTGCTAGTGCTTGGTATTTATTCTCTTGATTATTCATTCAGTCGGGTTCATTTGATCTCCACTAATAAGTGCCGATTATAACAGTTTGTTTCTCTAAATGCAAGTGATAATCATTCTCATTTAGTGAATTGAGTAATTTAGTTGTTCAACTTCTATTAATCCATCTACTAACATCTTACAAATTGTTAAATCGACCATCTCTTCTCTTTCATTAATATCATTTGGTATGTCTTTTGTTAAATTACTTATTATTTGACAAGCAACAATGTATCTATCTGTCAAAGTGCTATCATCAGCACTATATTTAAGCAGCTCTACCATTTCTTGCTCTGTCATATCTTTTTCAAATATGCTTTTAATATCCAGCGACATTGTCTAATACCTCCCAATCGTCTGCTAATTCAATGCTGTGTGCAAAGTCAGCTACGCTAACTTGATCTATATATGCAAGTGCATCGAGTAAATCGTCATGGGCCAGGTGGTTTGGAAAGTCATTTAACTGCCCAAGGAACTCTTTCCAATCCTTTTTTTCATTAAAGGATATTTGGCCATGCTCCATTCTTCCTTGTAATGCCCAAGTGATCCTTTCTGTTTTCTTCTTACCACCATGTCTAAGTTCTATTATTGAAACCCACTTTCCTGCTATTCTCATCTCATCTTCAAGATAAGGTAATATTGCGTTTCTGAGAGAGCCAGTTTCAATACCTACTGTAGCTGATTCTACATTCATCGCAGATGAAAGAATTTTTTTAGCCGTTTCCTTCACATTCCAACGACCATGTAGTATGTCTTTAACCCACCACTTATCACGATCTATCTTAACAATCGCAATAGCCGTTTCATCGAGCCTGGATCGTTTTAAATTCCGTTCTTTCTCTATAGATTCAAACCCAGCAGGATCAACTGCAATCACATAGTGTCCTTCTTCTGGTTCTTCGCTTTTTTCAAACCATTCTTCTTTAAATATTCCACCAGAGTTAGTTTCAAAGGATGCTTCAAACTCTTGTCTAAAAGACATAGAGGACATAGTCTTACTAGCAGCAACAATCTCTTCTGGCGGTAAGAATGGATTATCTGTAGATGTAAACTGGAACGCATCCCAATCTTCATCATCATGTGCATCTTTATATAAGTCGTAGAAGTGATTCTTTCCTGCGGGAGTACCAATAAATAATGCACCACCTTTCACATCAGCAAGAGTAGGCCTAATTATCTGTTCCCAGACTTGTGGCTTCATAGAAGCATATTCATCTAACACGCAAAATGCAAGTCCAACGCCACGAAGCGTTTCAGGCCGATCAGATCCCTTTAAATAGATCTTTCTTCCATTTATTAAAGTTAATACAGCCGTATTCTCGTGTGCTTGAGAAATTAAATCTCTACCTAAATCCTTTAACATCGCCCACATGATATCTTTGGCTTGTTGAAAGGTAGGAGCAATATAGAATACATCTTTTGATTCAGACTGAATAGCTTGTATTAATAATAACCAAGCAGAAAGGTAGGACTTTCCAAATCGTCTACCAGCAGCAACTATCTTAAATCTTTTTTCAGAATGGAATATTTGTAGTTGAGCAGGATGAAGGTCTATATTAAGTTCGGCCATTACTCGCTACATTAACAATAACCTCATCATCACTCTTTTCTATAGGATCAACTAATTCAGCTTCATCGTATTCACTAGCCTTTTGTTTAATAGACTCTATAGAAGATACATTAATAATAACTTGAGCATCACTCTTATTCTTAGTTGAATCCACAGCCTTATGAACAGGTAATATTCTATCTAAGCACATTTTCAAACAATGTACATCACCTTCTTTAGCTTTTTGTAATACTACAGCAACTATCTCTACTGCATTTTCATTCATTAACTCCCTGGAAAGAGCCGTATACTTATTAACCGAACCCTTGGGTCTACCATTAGGATTAAGAGGTTTCATTCCCTTATGAAAATTAGGATTACCAACTTTCTTTGGTATATCTTCAAAAGGAGTCATAGCAGCCAAAGGCGGTGGTCTTTTTTCCATTATTTTCTTATATTCAGAATCTTGCGTAAAATCTATCTTTTCCATATTCTAAATGCGAATGATTATCATTATTGTTAGAGTATAACAGAATTATAGTTCAAATTAGGTTTTTTTTGAAATTTGGTTTTTTGTGGGTTGGAGGTAGGCCTAAACAAAAAGTTTCAAGAATAGGTGGGTGGCCCCTCTGTGGATAACTTGTTAATAACTTGTGGATATGATCCAGGATAACTTGTTAGTAACTTTGTGGATAACTTCCTGGTAACTTGTTAGTAAATACTTGACTAAATTACTAGGTTTTATAAAGATCTTTTAAGGTTAATAAAATAAAATGGAAAAATAAAAGTTTTGGATAATGAATCTTTTTACTAATATTTTTATTATTATTATTTATTATCTTTAAGAAGTGATATAAATTAAGTTCTTAAATATTACATTTAAGCGATTAAGTTTTAATAGTTAAGGTTTAGTATAGAGATAATAAAAAAACGCCTGTTAAGAAGCGTTTTTGTTTATCGGAAAGTAAAATAATACTTTAGAGTTTAATGTATAAATGCAATAGACATATTTATATTTTTAAAAATAATTTAATAATTCCATATATTAGATTTAA